CACTAACAAAGTGCTCATCACTACCCGTTACTAAGTCGATTTCTGCACAATCTGCAGGGTTAAGCATAATTGCATTTGCGCTGTAGTCTGCAGCATCAACTTGAGCTATAGCATTACGAACACTTATAAATGGGTTTACACCCGGTGTAGCCAATGCGATCGCGTTACTTCCACTTAATAATCCAGATATGTTTGAGCCAGTGCCATTACCTATCAATGCCTGACTATCTTTTCTAAACTCAACGCCGTAAATTAAACGACCATTGATATAACTAGCAATCAAAGGCGCGTCTTCTAGCATCTGCTTAGAAATTGGAATAAAGGTACCAATATTACGAACTGGCGCAGCTACTAACTCAAATGTAATGCCGGACTCTGCATAGGCAGTATTGCCTTCTGCTTTTTCAGCTGCAGCATTAGTGTTAACCAGTTCGCGCGTATACTCAATTGAGTTACTTGATGTTGTACCCTGTTGAAGCGCATCAAGAACACGCAGCTTACGAAAAGCGCCACCGATAACACCGAGTTTACGATCTGGTGCAACAGTAACATCACTACCAACCTGCAGGTTATTAGAAACCTCAAGGCTTGCCTTGGTTGTATTACCGTCTTTAAACGAATTGTAAACGTCACTATCGGTAAATCTTGCACCCACCGATTGAATTGCGTTATCAATATCACGCTCTGAAGTGCCTTGCTGCTCAAGCTCAAGCACTCGAGCTGTTGCGTCTTTTACTTTTTCGGTTAATTCATCGAGTGATTCCTGATTTTTTATACCGATCTTGCCGTGTTTTTGAACTTCTTCATTAACCGCATTGACTGCAGTAGAGACTTGATTGTTAATATCCTTCAAGCCTTTTTCTATTTGCTCTGCTACGTTTGACATTTTGTCACCATAATTAAATATTGAGTTTAAAGTTTTTTATTTTACTAACTACATCGTTAAGCACTAGATCATTGCTAGAATCACTCCGCAAAACTTCGCGCGCCTTGCTAACCGTTGCCACGGCTAACGACTTAGAGAAATTGCCTGCCTCACGCAAGAAACTTTCTAACTCTTGAATATTTTTAATTGATTCGGGGTTGTTGTTGCTTATATCTTTTTTATTGCTAACACGATCAATTAAATTCTTGGGCATCGATTTAAAATACCGCTCAAACGATGCTGCATTTGCTGCGACCTCTAATGCGCCTGTCACTTCATCAGCAAAGCCCATACGCACAGCATCTTTTGCCGAGATAAATTCTTCACGCGCCATCATGGCTTTCAATTCTTCTCTATCCATTGATGTGCGACGCTCATATATATTGAGAATATTGTCGCTAAAACGATCTAGTAAATCTGCCGCTTCACGAAAGTCTTCAGCGTTGCCAAAGACACCGCTTGAAGGATGATGAATAAACACATAGGTATCTTCTGGCATCGAGATATGATCGCCGGCCATCAAGATAATACTTGCTGCTGAACCTGCAATAGCTAGTACTTTTGAATTAACGGTTGCCGGATGCTCTTTTAAAGCGTGATACATGGCCAAGCCATCAAACAAGCTTCCACCAGGTGAATTGATTGATAAGTTAATTGTCGAGATTGATTTATCAGATATGCTACTGATAAATTCTTTTGCGCTAACGCCCCACATGCCAATTTCATCATGTATTTCTACATCGATAATATTTGGCATTGAGTTTTTTACAGTAAACCATGACTTAGGCATTATCTTTTTCCTTAGTACTTGTATCTTTTCTCGCCTCAGTTGGCGCAGGGTTAAGTCGATCTCCACCTTCTATCGGTGGTAAGTTTCTTATCGCTCTGCCTTCATTTGGTGTCATTACTGGACCACCAACTAAGCCGCGCAATAGTTCCATTTGAGTCTTAGAATCACCACGAGTTAGCGCATCAAAATCAATATGAAACGCATAGCGCATGCGGTCACTAGGCGAAAGTAATTTTTTAGCTAGTGATTGCTCCCAACGAGATGCGTAAGGGTTTAGGCCTAGCCGGTACCAAGCAATAAGAATATGCTCAATGCTACTTCCTAACGTTGTACTGTCAGCCGTTTCACCAATTAAGATTGGGGGAATGTTTCCCATAAAACGACAAATATCTTTTACTTGCCATCCTCTTGTTTCATGAAGCTGCAAGTCACCAGGCGAAAGTTGTACTTGCTGATATTTAAAGCCCAACGGTAAAACTAATAATCGTTTTGACTCTTCTTTTTCTTCAACAATTTCTCTGAATGTATCCCTTGCCGTTCTACGCTGATCTTTTGTTAAGTCAGCATCTGTATGTAAAACGCCTGAAGGCCTGCCACCGCGGACAAATTGTTTTGCCGCATAATCATCTGCAGATTGCGCCAAACCGATTGTATTGCGTGCGTAAGCTAAAGGGCTTAAACCGACAAGACCGTTTCCAAATAAGCGAACATGCAGCATGTTTTTATCGGCTATCGCGGTAACGTCTGCGCCTTGATAGTAATAATAAACAACCGTGCCATCTTTAAGTAAAACTGGCTCAACATTTTGCGCAGGCAATGGCCACAAAGCAGTCACGTCGCCTCGGCTATTTCGTGCAATTCGTGCGTAACAATTACCACGCAATGCCAGGTTAAGCTGCATAGTTTCGTAAAACTCAACCGCTGTCATTCGTGAATTTGGCGATACAGTAAGCACATACATTAGATCGCTTTTTATTTTTTCGCCGACACCCTTATCGCGGTCGTACATAAAAATTGGCAAGCTTGCAAAAACCTCTGCAAGCAACTTAGAGCACGCCCACACAACCGATAACTGCATGGCCGTGTCTTCGGTTACTGCCGATGCGGATGATGTACCATAATTACTTGGCTCTCCTGCCTGTGAACCCTTCTCTAATTTGGTAGCCGAACCACCAAACATTTGAGAAAAACGCGAGAATAAATTCATATTTTTACCGGATTCATTAAGAAGTCATCTATGGCTTCTGTATTATCTTCTTCGTAAACAGTTGATCGCCCTAGCGCCATAATTGCCGCTACGGCAGGGTCAATTTTTTCTGATACTTTGGATTTATCGAACTTAATATCGCCAGCAGCGTTTACGTTTGCGACTACGTTTGACATTGCAAACGTTAGCAAGCTGTTGTTGTGCCTAACCTCACCCGATAAGACTATTTTTAACATTTCTTTCATTGGCGCATTGATCGAGCCAATACCTTGACCCATTGCGACCATTGGCACTTCTTCGGCTAGCAACTCACTAACAAGCTGTGATGAATTGAAGCGATCGAAACCAATCTCTTTGACATTAAATCGTTCGCACGCCTGGATAATATCTTGCTTTATATAGCTGTAATCACAAACCTCACCAGGCGTAATAATTAAACAACCCTCATCAACAAATTTTTGATAAAGCCCTTTTAAGTTACCACCGCGATCAATTCTTTTTTGAAAACCTAGCTCGGGTAAATAGGCTTTACAAATAATTATATGCTTGCCATCAATCTTAAAGTCCAACGAAAATGCGCATAAATCTTCTACGCTTGCCAAGTCGAGACCACCGTAACAATCGGCACCATCTAATTCACAATATTGTTCTTTATCCCAACATTTACGCTCATCAAACTCAAGATCAGTACAAGCGTTCCACTTCTCCATGTTCATCCAAGTAGCTTCACCGTACACCCAAACGTTTAAACGCTTAGTCATAAACTCGATGCGAGCTGTTGGCATTTCTTTTGCTTTTTGGCACTGCTCCCGAATATCACTTATAGATACAGATACACCCAAATTGGGATTAGCTTTTATCCAAATCTTCTCATCAAGCCAATCATCCTTTTCATCTATCGTAAAAATAATTGCAAAAAAATGATCACACTCGACAGCTGGTACCGATCCCTCAAGAACTTTTATCGCATAGCCACGCATCTCATAACAAAAACTATTATGATTTTTACCTGCTGTGGTTATACCCCACATAATAGGCTGATTACGAGCACCACGAGCTGACTCTAAAACATCCCACACACCAGAATCTTTATGCGCATGTATCTCATCGACAAGCGCAGCATGCACATTTAAACCGTCCATGCTGTCGTAATCTGCCGACAATAGATTTATTGATGAGTTAGGTGAGTTTTTAGTTTCTGAATGAATAATATTTCGCAATGGCTTCATAGCCCTACGAAGTACTTGATCTTGCTTTACCATCTTTCCGATGGTGTCAAAAATTTCGCGCGCCTGCTCACGCTTGGTTGCAGCACAGTAAACTTTCGCGCCAGGCTCGTAATCACCCGCAGCCAGGTATGTGCCTACAGTTGCAAGCTTTGTTGTCTTACCGTTTTTTCGTGCAACCTCCTCATAAATTGTTCTAAATCTACGAGAGCCATCTTCTGACCTAAGCCAGCCAAATATGTTTGCAAGAATAAATGCTTGCCAAGGCTCAAAAATAATTATCTTGCCAGCATGCTCTCCCTGATAATGACGACAATAATTATCTGAGAATCTAAAAAAGTCAGCGGCCGTTTCTTCAGAGAAATAAAAACCGCGTTCATTACCATTCTCTAAATCGCTAAACCAACGCTTGACCGATAACTTTACATACTTGCAAGATATTATTTTTTCTGAATCAACATCGGCGGCGTACTGGTAAGCTTTGTCGAGGTTTACTCGACCAGCATCCAATCCTACTGCCATACAACTCATACATTATAAATCCATCTTGCTTTGGTTTGGGTTATCAATCTTTATCGATTGACGGGCACGAACAGTAATACCAAATTGCTTAGCTAATTTTTCATACCTACTGGCATGACGATCGAACGAAACAGCTGCAGCTGATAGTTGCAAATAACCGTTTGGAGTTTCTTGCAACTCGCTACCCTCTGACTGTATTTGTTCTTCAGCTTCCTTCATGCCTGCATATGATGTTGCTAATATAGCGAGTACACCCATATCTATCTTTGCTATAAGCCCAGACTCTTGGAGCTCATCAACAATAAATTTGTAATGTTTTTTTGCATCTTTACTAAGCCAGGCTGGGCATACTGGCCGCTCAATTTTTACCCCTTGGAATAGACTATCTCTACCCTCATCAGAAGCTACAGATTGGCGTCTCTGCTCACGCAAAGAAACAACATTATTAGTAACTTTGTTCATAAAAAACCCAACAGAGAGGCCTATAATTTAACCCCCCCCCTTAAAAAAATAGAAACCGTAAATAGAGCTCTATAGTGGTGGTCACTGGATTAGAGGCTTGTGAGAAAAACCACCCCCCCTACCTACCACAGATTCGTGATGCGTCTTGACCTTATGGCAATCAGTGCAAATAGACTGAAGATTATCCA